CTCGCCATGACACCCCTAAAGGCGACCTTCGTTCCCGCCAACCACTCCACCGACGAGACAACCCCGACACTGACCTACAGCAACCCGTCGAGCTTCGCGTGCGATGTTTCCATCGAGTTCGCGGGCGGGAGCATCACGAGGGCTGGCGCGATAAGCGGCGCGGGCGGCTCTTACACGATGCAGCTCACCGACTCCGAGCGCACGACCCTGCGCAATGCGAGCAAAAATTCGCCTACGCTGAAGGTGACGTATGCGCTGAAAACGACCATCGACGGCACGGCGTACTACTCGCGGGCCGAAAGGAAGATGAACGTCGTTGACGCAGCCCCTGAGCTGGGAGCCGTCTCGTATGAGGACACGAACGCCGCAACGGTGGCTGTGACTGGGGACAAGTCGCGAATCATCCAGAACCATTCGACGCTTGCGGTGAAAGTACCTACCGCGACGGCGAAGAAGGGCGCGACTATCACCAGCTACACCATCGCCTTCGGCGGGGTGACGAAAACAGTGAAGGCTGCGGGGGCCGTCTCGCTGGGAGCCGTGGACGTTTCGTATTCGCAGGCTCTGACAGTCACGGCAACCGACAGCCGTGGTTTCACTGCGAGCCAGTCGGTCAAGGTGACCGTAGATGACTACAGCGCCCCTACTGCCGTCATAGACCTGCACCGCCTGAACAACTTCGAGCCTACGACTTACATAACCGTCTATCCGCGCTACTCTTACGTCAACGGAAAGAACGCCGTGACAATCTCCGCGAAGTTCAAGAAGGTTTCGGAAGCCGACTACAGCACGCCCGTCACGCTGGACGATTCAGTCCAATCGACGCTTACATGCGACAGGGATTCGGCCTACGACTTCGTTGTGACAATCGCGGACAGGCTGGAATCGACCGACTACAATCTGACTCTTGGCAAGGGCATCCCGTCGTTCTTCATCGACACCGAGAAATCGAGCATCGGCGTGAACTGCCTTCCGAGTCAATCGGACGTTCTGCAACTCGGCGAATCGGCATGGCTGACGGCTCAGGGCGCTTATCCAGTCGGGGCAATCTACCTGAGCGTGACCGACGCGAATCCCGCTGCACTGTTCGGTGGGACGTGGGAGCGCATAGTCGGGCGCTTCCTGCTTGGAGCTGATTCTACATACGCGGCTGGGAGCACTGGCGGCGAATCAGCGCACACGCTGACGGCTGACGAGATGCCACGGCACAACCACGAGATTGACAACCTCAACGCGTCTGGCAACGCAACGCCTTACATGACGGTGCAGGCGCAGGACAAAAAGGGATACGGCGGGAACGTACAGACGATGTACGCGGGCGGCGGCAAGGCGCACAACAACATTCCCCCGTATCTGGCCGTTTACATGTGGCAGCGGGTTAGCTAGCACAGCAAAAAGGCGGGTAGCCTTTGAGCTATCCGCCTTATATTTCATCTGTATGCATTGGGTTTCTGATAAATCAGACACATGATGCTTGCAGACGGATTAAATCAATAGCCTGAATTCCAGCTCAGGCTCGATATCGCTTCCGCTTTCATGCTTTTTGTAAGTTATGCAGTCCACAATCATTTTCAGCAAATCGTTTTTGCCCTTCACGGAGTGTCGGCAAAGCCCGCGTCATCGTCTTTTCTCGATTTTCGTAGGTAAATCGCGTATGTCATTCATCATTCATTCCTTTCTCGTTGCCTTATCAAAAAGTGTGCGAACTGCTTTATCTGGTCAAGCTCTGCGTCAGTGTACGCGCTGCTCGAAAATGTTATCTCGCGCCGTGGCTGCTTGCCGTTAACAAGTTCCTCGATGCTTATACCGAAATAATCCGACAGCTTCTTCAGCGTCTGCAAGCTGATGTTCTCGGCGCTGCGGTTGAACCAAGAGTTAACCGCGCTGGGGCTTATCCCGCACTCTTTCGCCAATCTTCGACGGGATATCCCTTTTGCGCTCATAAGCGCCTGCAAATTGTCAGTAAATGCCATCCAAAATTCGACTCCCTTCTCCGCTAAACGTTGGCGTTACCACGTTTGCTGAGACAATTATATAATCAATAGGTGTTCACTGTAAACACTAAAGTGCTCAAAAAATTAAAGTAAGTTTTAACATTTTTAGAAAAACATATTGCATTTTGAAAGTTCTTACCTATAATGGAAGTTGTTGGAGCACATAAGTGCGCACACCGAGCACATAAGGGGGTGGAGATATGTACAGGAATCTCAAAGCTGAAATCGCACGTGCTGGCATGACGAACGGAGATATTGCCGAATTAATCGGCAAGTCAGTTCCAACGGTTTTTCGCCTTCTTTCCGGCAAGCAGCAGTTCCGACTGGGCCAGATGATGGCGCTCCAATCTGAGCTGGAAGAGCGCAACAGCGCGGCCTACACGCTCGATTACCTTTTCGAGGACGGTGAAGAGAATGGAGAGGGGAAATCCGACGAAGGAGCACATGACGGCTCTGTACGACCTGATTAACACGCTGTTCGAGGGCAAGGACGTGTTTTACACGGACGAAGAGCTGGAAGAACTAAAAGAGGAAGGAGAAATCACATGGGTATGAGCATCTACGAAATCGACGAATCAATCACGTCGCTGGTCGATATGGAGACGGGCGAAATCGAGGACGAGAAGCGCTACGACGAGCTTCAGATGGAGCGCACGCATAAAATTGAGAACATCGGCTGCTACTACAAGAACCTCATTGCCGAAGCAAAGGCGATGAGGGAAGAGGAAGCGAACCTCGCCCAACGCCGCAAGGCAGTTGAGAACAAGGCCGAGCGAATCAAGAACCTTCTCTCCTATGCGCTGAAGGGCGAGAAGTTCGAATCTCCCAAGGTGCGGTGCGGCTACCGCAAGGCGAAGAGCGTTCAGGTCGATGATTCCTTCGTTGCATGGGCGCGTGAGCACGCAGACGATTTGCTGACCTACAAGGAGCCTACGCCCGACCGAAAGGCAATCAAGGCGGCACTGGAAGACGGTCGCGAAATCGAGCACGCCGAAATCGTCACCAACGAGAGCTTGCAGGTGAAATGATGCGCGAGCTGAGAGCAGACGAAATCGAAGTGCGCGTGGCGCAATGCAACAAGATTGGCGTGTCGCTACTGCTGTACAAGGACTCGCGATGCGATATGCGCATCCTCGACGAGACTTTCGGAATGACGGGGTGGCGCGACAGCTACCAGAGCATCAATGGCGAGCTTTTCTGCACAATCGAAATCTGGGACGCTGAGAAATCCCAGTGGATTGCAAAGCAGTCGAACGGCACGCCGTCAAACATGGAAGCAGAGAAGGGCAGGGCTTCGGATGCATTCAAGCGGGCTGGCTTCATGCTCGGCATCGGGCGCGAGCTTTACACGGCACCTTTCATCTGGGTTCCCGCCGAGAAGTGCAACATCAAGCAAGGCAAGAACGGGCGCTTTCAATGCTACGACAAGTTCCGCTGCGAGAAAGTGCGCATCGAGAGCGGCCAGATAACGGGGTTGAGCATCTACAACGATTCGAAGGGTTGCAGGGCTTTCGTCTTCGCGACCGATAAATAGAGAAAGGAGAATCAGACATGCTTGGTAATGACGACAACAGCAACATCGAAATCAACGTGAACAAAGGGGGAAACGAAATGTCAGAGGGAACCGTATCAATCAGCGTCAGCGAGTACAAGGAACTGCTTGAACTTGCATTCAAGGCGGCTGTTATCAAGGACGTGATGTTAGCAAATGTGTCGCTCAACTACGACGGCAAATCGCTTATCTTCGGGGTCGGTTCCGATGCTGGCACGGTCGCAAAGTACCTTTTCCCCGACGAGTACGCCGAAAAGCTCGAAGAGCTGACCAACAAGGAGGGCGAATAATGAGCATCAACCAAGTTTTAATCACGGGAAATTTGACCCGCCAGCCTGAAATCCGCAGCACGGCAAGCGGCACGGCGGTGCTCAGCTTCGGAATCGCGGTCAACGACCGTCGCAAGAACGCTTCGGGCAATTGGGAGGACGTGCCGAACTTCTTCGAGTGCGTGACGTTCGGAAACCGCGCCACGGCCCTTGGAGACATTCTCACCAAGGGAATGAAGGTCGCAGTCTCCGGCAAGCTCCACTATTCGAGCTGGGAGAAGGACGGGCAGAAGCATTCCAAGGTCGATATCATCGCAAACGAGGTCGAGCTGATGCAGAACCGCAGGCCAGAGCAGCCGCAGCAAGATTACCAATCGGTATACCAGCAGCCCATGTACGACAGTGATATTCCATTCTAACTTAATCGGCGGGGCGCTTCATAGCGTTCCGCCCCTCGCTTGAAAGGAGGTGACGCGGGATGATTGGCGGGATGATTGGAACAGCCGAAGAGATAATTCACTGGCTTTTCGAGCAGCCGAATGACGGCAAGGAACGTCTGTACGAAATCAAGGAGCGCCGCAGGAAGCGAACGTTGACCCAGAACGCCTACTATTGGGCGATGCTCAACCAGCTCGGGCGAGTCCTGAGAATCCCGACTTCCGAGCTGCATTTTAAAATGCTGAAGGAGCACGCGCCTTTTGAGGTCATGAGCGTGCGTTCCGACATCGACGTGTCTGGATACTTTCGCTATTACGAGGAAATCGGCACTGGGTTCGCTGGCGGGCATGAGTTCATGCACTATCGAGTCTACAAGGGTTCTAGCCACATGGACTCGACGGAGTTCTTGCGCCTTATCGACGGGGCGCGGGAGGAATGCGAAGCGCAGGGCATATCGGTTCTCACGCGCGAGGAAATAGCAAGGCTGAGGTACGTGGAGGGCGAGGAATGAAAGAGCACAGTATATTAGGCTGTGGCGAGTGGTGGGACGAGCGTCACAGTGTCCTGATTAAGTGGTTTGACCATCGAGAACCGTGGCTCGTGCGGCACGAGGTCTTCCACGGCCCGAACCGCAAGAAGTCAATTGAGCTTGGCCTGTACGTCTTCATCACGCCAGAAGCTCACAACATGAGCGACTACGCGGTGCATTTCAACCGACCTTTTGAAGAGTACCTTCAGGCGGTTTCGCAGCAGCGGGCGATGAAGCACTATGGATGGACGCTCGAAGATTGGATAAAGATAATCGGTAGGAATTACATTTAGAAAGGGGGCGCGGTCGTGAACCAAAAGAACATGGTGCTCGATTATATCCGCGAGTTCGGAAGCATAACTCCGCTCGACGGCTTCAGGGATTTGGGAATTACCAGGTTGTCTGCGGTCGTGTTCAACTTGCGCGAGGAAGGGCACGACATTGAAAAGGTAATCGAGACGAGCAAGAATCGCTTCGGCAATCGGACGCGGTACGCGAGGTACAGCTTCGGGAAGGGTGAATACAGTGAAAATCAAGCTCGATAGAGGGGCGTTCATGCCAGTACGCGCTCACGGCACAGACGCGGGGGCAGACCTACGCTCGCCAGTCGAGACGGTTGTCCCGGCGAGGGGTTCGCGCGTCATCGACACGGGCGTGCATATCCAGCTTCCGCACGGCTACGTCGGGATGCTGAAAAGCAAGTCTGGGCTGAACGTCAAGCACGGCATCACGTCCGAGGGCGTCATCGACGAGGGCTATACGGGGTCGATAATGGTGAAGCTCTACAATCACAGCGACTACCCGTGCGCCTTCCTGCGTGGGGACAAGATTACGCAGCTTGTAATCGTCCAATGCGAGTACGTTGGTTTCGACCTTGTGGACGATTTGGACGATTCGGAGAGGGGTGATGGCGGCTTTGGCAGCACGGGGAAGTAGCAAGTACCACGCAAGAAAAACGGTCATCGACGGCATACAATTCGACAGTGCGAAGGAAGCCAAGCGATATACCAAGCTCCGCGATATGCAGGAAGCAGGCGAGATTGAGGGCCTACGCCTTCAAGTGCCTTTCGAGATTCTGCCCAGCTTCGAGTGCGAGGGCGTTAAGTATCGTGGGATGAAGTACATAGCCGATTTCGTCTACTACCGCGATGGGAAGCAGGTAGTCGAAGACACTAAAGGTTGGAAAACTGCCGAATATCGGATGAAAAAAAAGCTCATGGCGTACATCAATCACATCAACATCGAGGAATCGTGATGCTATAATATGGACATGCGAGGGTTACGGCCTTGCAATTACATAGCTTTTCAAGCCTTCACGGCATGAAAATAGAAAGCCCCATCGCAGCCGTAACCTGTGACGGGGCTTTCGCATATGGGGAGCGTTTTATATGGCACTGCACATGTTCGACCCGCAAGTAGCAAAAGAATACGGGGTCAATGCAGCAATCATCTTCCAAAACCTTGCGTATTGGATTGAGCACAACCGAGCAAATGAGACCAACTTCCACGACGGCAGATATTGGACATATAACTCAGTAAGGGCGTTCGCCGAGCTTTTCCCGTACCTTACGGACAAGCAGATTCGCGGAGCGTTGAAGAAGCTGGAAGACGGCGGGATGATTCTAGTCGGCAATTACAACAAATCGGCCTACGACCGCACGAGGTGGTATGCACTTGCCGAAAAGGGACTTTCCATTTATACAAAAGGTCAAATGGATTCTTCCGACATGGAAAATGAAAATGCCCACAAGGGCGAACCTATACCAGATATAAACTCAAATGTAACCACATCTGATAAACCAAATATAAGAGCGCAGAAGAAAGAGCCGCGCCACAAGTACGGAGAGTACAAGAACGTCCTTCTCTCAGACTCAGACATGACGAAGCTCAAAGCCGAGTTCCCGAACGACTGGGAGGAACGCATCGAGAGGTTGAGCAGCTACATGGAATCGAAGGGCAAGACGTACAAGAACCACCTCGCCACCATCAGCTGCTGGGCGAAACGCGACGAGGAAAAGAACGCGAGCAAGAAAGCCAGCAGCAACGAATCGAGCTGGGAGAAGACCGAGGAAGAGATACAAGACGAGGAAGCATGGATGAAGAACATCATCGTATGCTAGAGAGAAGGGAGAAAACGGAATGGATATGGACAACCTTATTCAGGGCATAGCCGAGACGGCTGCTAGAGCCAACCGCAGAAACGAGGGCGATTACATAGAGGACGGAATCCTCATGTGCGGCAAATGCCGAACGCCGAAGCAATGCGAGATGGAGCTTGGCGGGCGGATAATAAAGCCATACTGCATGTGCCGCTGCGAAGCGGAGCGCTACGAGCGCGAGAGGGAGGATAAGCGCAGAGCCGAGCGAATGCACAGGCTCGACATGATGCGCCGCACGGGGTTCCCAGACGCGGAAATGCGAAATTGGACTTTCGCGAACGACGATGGCGGAAACGGTAAGGTCATGGACGTGATGAAGCGCTATGTCGCGAACTTCCCGCGAATGCTCGAATCCGGCAAGGGCCTCATGCTGTGCGGGCCTGTGGGGACTGGGAAGAGCTACGCGGCGGCGTGCGTCGCAAACGCGCTTATCGACGCGGGAACGCCATGCATGATGACCAACTTCAGCCGATTGGTTAACGTCATAAACAATTCTTTCGAGGGGCGTCAGAAGTACATAGACAGCCTGAACGAGTTCGACCTGCTGATAATCGACGATTTGGCCGCCGAGCGCGACACTGAGTTCATGTCCGAGCAAATCATGAGCATCATAGACGCTAGGTACCGTGCGGGGCTTCCTCTGATAGTCACGACAAACCTCACCGCGCAGGAGCTTTCTGGAGCTGCGGACATTCGCAAGCAGCGGGTCTTCAGCCGATTAATCGAGATGTGCGTCCCGATAACAGTCACGGGACGCGACCGAAGGAAGGCGAAGGCCGCGCAGAACTCCGAAATCATGGGGTTGCTTGGGCTATGACCGAGCGCGAGCTATCGAGGGCCGTTCACCTCAAAGCCGAGCTGGACGCGCTCAGAAGGGTCGCCGCCGAAGAGCGCAGCGCGGAAGTGCTGAAGGCGGTTGACGCTCAGGCGCGGGCGGTCGAAGCAGCGAGGTTGGAGGTCATGGCCTTCATAGCCACGATACCAGACCCGCGAATCAGGGCAATCGCGGTCATGAGATTCATGGAGGGGAAGAGCTGGGAGACGATAGCGCGGCGGATGCACTACGAGAGGTCAAGCCCAGCAAAAATAATGAGACGGTTCTTAACTGGTCGCAATCGAAAGGCATGAAATGTACAGCAAGAAAATTATTTCCGCTAGAGACATATCGGAGGAAGATAAAAAGCGTTTTCTATCTCACACTTCATCATGTAAAGACGGCTGCGTTGTATGGACTGCATCTAAGAGCTTCGGGTACGGTAGGTTTAAGTGGCGTGGCGATTTGGTAATGGCGCATAGATTCGCTTACGCGATGCACTACGGTAAAACACCCGATATTGGCTATGTCATTGACCACATTTGTCACAATAGGTCGTGCGTTAACCCAGAACATTTGCACGCGGTTACTGAAAGCGAAAATCTTGAAAATCGGTGCGCTAATAGAAATAACAAAAGCACAGGGGTAAGAGGTGTGTATCTAACAAAGGGAAAACGGTACATAGTTCGCGTTAAGAAAAACAATGTTAGTCATTACGGAGGAACATTTGATAACGTCGAAGAAGCTGAAAAAGCGGCGATAAACCTAAGAAAGGAATTAATGCCGAACAGCCTTCAAGATAGATAGAACAAGCGTGGTAAGATGTAGCTGCGCCCGTCTCGGCGCTTCCTTTCTCTTAGCGGCCAGCAGAGTGAGACTATCGCCCTCGCTGGCTGCGACCGTATCTGGGCGAAAAAAGTTTCAGGCCACACTTGCAATAATCATGTGTAGGTGTATACTATAAATGTCAAAAGGAAAGAGAAAGGAACACCGAAATGAAAACGATGGTTTACCTGGACGGCAAGAAGACCACCCAAAAGCACGCGAAAGAGCTGGTCGGCGAAGAGCGCTTCAAGAATATGCTCAAAGAAGCCAAGAAGAACTTCAAGGAAGACCCGTTCGAACAGAATTCTTGGTTCATAAACAAGAGCGAAGCTAGCTTTCTGGAAATCGAATTTTGCTAGTCAATGGAAAGAAACGTTAATGCGAGTTCGTTGTTTTGCTGAGAAGTAGATAATAAACTGGAAAGCCCTCGGAAATGGGGGCTTTTTTTATTCCAGAAACTACCTTTAGAAAGTTTGCGAAAACGCTTTCATTTTCTGAAACAATAGTGTATACTTATATATGTCAGGAAGGGAAAGGGCAAACGGCACATACCATCGAGACACAGGCCGTCACTGCGAATCCCAGAGAGAAAGGAAATGAAATGAACGAAGAGCTTATGAAGCGCATCCGCGAGTTCAACCGCAGGGCAGAGATGGCGGAGAGGGACGGGTACAACGTTGCCGAGGGCTATGTCTGGGAGGGCTGGGGAAACCCCACAGGCCCGTGCGCACGCAAGGTCTGCAAGGTAGAGGACTACGAGCAGAACCAATAGACAACACATAGAGAAAGGGAGATACAACTATGAAATACACCGAATTCAAAGACATGCTTCAAAACAAGGTCAACGACCTTCCTATGATTTTCGCCTTCAGCAACGAGCAGCTAGACAACGCTCTGGACGATATGGGGCTGAGCTTGAAGGACATGAAGGGGAACAAGCTAATCAGGATGGGGTTCGGGGCGTTCTGCCTGAAGAGCGACCTCGACCACATCACGAGCGAGCTTGATGCCGTCAATGACATGAAGCGCGACTTCATCGAGGACTACGAGCAGGCATACGACGCTTTCATGTACGAGATGGGCAACCACGAGTACCACATCAACTGCGAGGGAGACTGGGACGTGCTCAGCTGCTTCGGACTAGATGATGACGTATGCGAGTACGAGGACGGCAAGGATATTGACGAGTACATGGACGCGATGGGGCTTTCGCCAGTGACCAAGGCCGCGTACCACGACGCACGCGGTGACTTCCTGCGTATCGCGGACGAAAAAGGCTGGTACTAGCCGAAGTTTTCCCGAATCTGGCTTGCAACTACGGTATATAGGTGTATACTATAGTTGCAAGTTAGGAAATGGAAAGAGAAAGGAACCTCGAATGAAGATTAGCGACGAGATACGCGACTGGTGCGAAGATACGACCCCATGGCCATCGCGCCACGACGCGCGGGCGATTGCAGACCGCATCGACAAGAGGTTGGAGGACGGACATGGAACCGACTAGCGAAGAGCGCCGCGAGGTGGCTTCTGCCTTGCGTGGAGACCCCAACGACACGTTTATCCCCCAGTCGCGCGTTGACTTCGAGGCCATGACATACCGAGAGGCGGCATATCGATTCTGGAACATGTGCCGCAGGGTCAGGAGCGCGGCCAATGTTGACATTGCCTATAGCACAACAAGCGTCCTCGCAGACCTAATCGACCCGACGTGCAAGGTCGAGGACGATAACCCATTTGCGAGCGATTTTGATTATGTCTGCCGCGCTTGCGGAGAGCATTTCAGCACATGCGACAAACCAAATTACTGCCCTGGATGCGGCGCGAGGGTGGTGAGCGGCGATGGCAAGAGACGATGACGGCAGGGAGTGCGTGGCGGTCTGGGACAACATAGATTGGAGCAAGGCGAACGGCGAGGATTTTTCCGAGTGCTGCGACTGGGACAACCCCGACGAGATTATATACACGGGGGTCGAGTAATGTTCCTTCTTGCAGTCACCATCGAAGCCTTCATCACTTTCATCGGCTATCAGTACATTTGGAGGGCTGTAAATGGGTGCGGTACTTGCAGGCGCGGCGGCGTTCACGCTCACGATGGGCGGGATATGCGCCCTCGTGATAACGATTTTCATGATTATCGAGATTAGGCGACGCTAGATGGGGAACTACGTCAACAAATGGGGGGAGCTGCTGAGCGACTACGAGCCGCCGACGCGCGATTACGTCGAGGAACCGGAGGGGCTGAAGCTTGGAATACCGAAGCACGGCAAGCTCGATTTAGCGCCCAGAACGTGCGAAGCATGCGGGCGAGAGTACAAGCCGACGAACAACCGGCAGAAGTACTGCAAAGAATGTGCTGGAAAGCGAATCAGCAGGCAGGCGGCGGAGCGGTACGAGCGATACAAGGAGCAGCCGGACTTCGCAAGGCGGAGGAAGGCCGCGCAGATGAAGTACGAGGAAAAGGTGAGGAAATGCAAGAACTCGGCACGAAAGCGCTAGACGCTCTGCGCAAGGCGTGCACCGACTTGGTGAGAAAGGGAGAGTGCAGGATGGAATGCGAGACGCTTGGGGCGCAGGTTGGATTCTGCCCCGCCTGCCTGACGGGAGTAGATAATGCTGAACCTAGAAGTTAACACTTTCGAAGTAGGCACGAGCAAGGAATCGGCGCTGAAGCCGTTGGAGGAAGCCGCTGAAGCGTTCGGCGCGTGGCAGACGTACAACAGATGCGTCTGCGATGGGAAGTTCGAGCTTGCGAAGAGGGCGCGTGAGAAACTAATCTACGAGTGCTGCGACGTCATCCAAGCCACGGCGAACCTCATGGCTCGCTTCGCCAACAGCGAAGAGGAAATCTACTCGACCATGCGGAGGATGCGCGAGAACAACATGAAGCGGGGCAGATATGGAGCATAGCGACCCAGTTGAGAAACCAGCACACTACCAGTTCGACGGCTTCGAGAGCGCCGAGGTGATAGCCGAGGTGCTGGACGTTTCGGGATGCACGCCCACGCAGGCATGGTGCTATGGCAACGCCATGAAGTACCTGATGCGGTGGCCGCGCAAGAACGGCATCGAGGACTTGCGGAAATGCGCGAAGAATCTTGAATGGCTCATATCGGAAGTGGAGAAAGGAGATGGCACATGCTGACGGAATCGCAGAAGAAGGCGCAGGCGAAGTACGACAAGGAGAACACGCGCCAGATTCACCTGAAGCTGAACCGCCGCACTGATGCCGACGTTATTCAGGCGTTGGACGATGCGGAATCTAAGCAAGGGTACATAAAGGGACTCATCAGAGCCGACATTTCGAGATGATATAATGAGGACGTGTTCCTTCCTTTCCCAAAGGCCCCCAGAGATGGGGGCTTTTTCTTTTGAGAAACTTCCAATTCCCGCTTGCACAAGGTTGTTATAGGTGTATACTATAGGTGTCAAAAGGGAAGAGAAAGGAACCGCAATGAAGAGCTTCAAGGAAATCGCAGAGCAGACCGGAACCGATATCGAGCTTGTAAGAGACATGATGAGGTACGCGCACAAGACCTATTACGGTGTCTGGTACGTTTTCCACGTCGCCGAAGACGGAACACGCATCAACGTGAGCGGAGCAACCCGCGACGAAGCCGTGATTCACGCGCTTGAACATAATGCGCAAAATTAGAAACGAGCAAGGCCCCCAGAAATGGGGGCTTTTTTTGAAAAACTTTCGGCTCACGCTTGCAATGCTTGTGTATAGGTGTATACTGTAAATGTCAAGACGGCCAACGGGTACTCGTTCGCGTACGCAGAGTAGAAGGTAGTTGCAATAGTCCCGCAATTCCCGCTTCAAGCGTAGTAAAATTTATCCAGCGGTAAAAACAAATCGGAAGAGCTGAAGTGGATATATGCAGGAATTCTGGGCGAAGTTGCTATGGGTGTGCATCCCATGCGTGCTGGCAGCGACCGCAACGTTCGTGTCGAACCCAAGGTTAGATTCGCAGCTCGCAATCTATTCCGCCGCTGCGGTTGTAGCTCTTCTCGGCTGGATGCTTTCGAATCGGCGCATCGAGAAGGAGAAGGCTGACGAGGAAAACGAGCTAGTCAAATCGGCCCTGCGTGCGCTGCTCAGGAGCGAGCTAATGAGAACGCATCATCAAGCCGTGCGGGACGGCTGCGCTTCGACCGTTGACAAGGAAGTAATGGAGCGCACCTATCAGAGCTACCACCAATTAGGCGGGAACGGAATCGCCACGAACCTGCACGACGAGATGATGGCACTTCCGACCAAGGACTAGCAGAAAGGCGAAATCATGAAAGAGTATTTTTTGCCGGATAAGGTTTACACGGTTCTAAAGTGGCTGGCGCTTATCGCTTGCCCAGCAATCGCGACTTTCGTTGGCGCTGTCTTCCCAGCGTGGGGCATTCCGAATGTCGATGCAATCACGCTCACGCTCAACGCTGTCGGGGTGCTAATCGGCGCTCTAATCGGAGTCAGCGCTGCAACCTCGAAGCAGGTTAACGTCCAGTTCGGCGCAGACATTTCCGAGGATGGAATCTTTGGGCCGAAGACGAGGGCCGCATGCGTCAACGCAGACGATAAGGAGGAACAGCAATGAGCATGCAGGGATTTGATTGCGCATCCTATCAGGCGGGTATCGACCCGAGCGTGGTTCCGTGCGATTTCGTAATCGTCAAGAGCACTCAGGGCACGACGTATACCAATCCAGACTTCAACCGCTTGGCAGAAGCTACTCTCGCTGCCGGAAAGGCCCTCGGCATCTACCATTACGCGAGCGGCGGCAACGCGACCGCAGAAGCCAACCACATGCTCGACGTGGCAGGCGGATATATCGGGCGCGCAATCTTCTGCCTTGACTGGGAGGGAGTCCAGAACAGCGCGTTCGGCAGCGGGCGCGATTCTGCGTGGATTGACGAGTTCTGCGACGTAATCGAGAACCGCGTCGGCTCTGATTGCCTTGTCTACCTCAGCAAGTCCGTCATGGGCTACGCAGCGGGCCACAAGCTATGGGTAGCGCAATATGCGAACATGGACAACACGGGCTATCAGGAGCACCCGTGGAACGATGGCGCTTACGATTGCACCATTCGCCAATACACCTCCATGGGCCGCTTGGACGGCTGGGGTGGCGACCTCGATTTGAACAAGGCATACATGAGCCGAGACGAGTGGGACGCATGGGCGGCTGGCAACGGCGCTCCCGCTTCAGAGTCTAAGGAACATCCAAGCGTAGCGAACGGCAGCATCGCGGAGGTGCAGGTATGGCTGGGATGCGCTGCTGATGGAATCTACGGGCCAGACACTAAGAAGCACCTCGTCAAGACGCTGCAACACGAGCTTAACGTCCAGTTCGGCGCGGGCCTTTCCGAGGACGGTATCTGGGGGCCGAAGACGAGGGCGGCATGCGTGAACGTTCGCAGGGGTGCGCGTGGCAACATCACCAAGGTTCTTCAGGGTGCGCTCATCTGCCACGGGTATTCTACCAACGGCTTCGATGGCGTCTTCGGTGGGGGTACCGAGAGCGCGGTCAGGTCGTACCAATCCGACCACGGGCTGAGCGCGGACGGCATCGCTGGCAAGAACACCTTCGCCAGCCTTCTGGGCTAGAGAAATACGAACAGAAAACTATGCGGCTCTCGTTAGCGCGGGGGCCGCTTTCATATAAAGGGGGCGATAGCATGGGAGCATACAGGTCGTGCAGCAGGTGCGGGAAGATGCACCCATACGACGAGCCTTGCCCGAGGAAGAAGCAGACCTACAGGTACGAGAGGACTGGCGCGGACAGGCTGCGATTCACATCTAGGTGGAAGAGGAAGAGCCTACAGGTGCGCGACGATGCACACTGGATGTGCGAGGTATGCATCGACCAAGGCAAGGCCACGACCGAAGGGCTGGAAGTCCACCACATAGACAAGCTGAGGGATGACCCAGACGGCTTGATTGAGGACGATAATCTCGTGTGCCTGTGCAGGCTGCATCACAGGATGGCGGACGATGGCGAGCTATCTAAGGAGTACCTGCGAGGGCTTGCGGCCAAGAGGATTGAAGGCAATAAAAGAAGGCAATCGCATTAGGATAAATTGCACAGTAAAACTTTCGGATAACCTAGGGGAGGATAATCCCCCCTACCTAGTAGGTAATTCGGACTCGCTTCCGCGCTATCTAACTGCCCTAGAGAAGATACTAAATTTCTAATCTGCTGGGCTTTTTTGGAAAACAGCGGTTTATGGAGTGGAAAACTCCGATTATCATTCAATAAGGGCGTTTATCGGGGATTCTTTCGAGCGTTTCCCCCATAGCGGCTTTCAGAACATCGAGAAGGGAGTTTTCAAGGCATGGAGAAGACAAAAGTAACCTACATGGATGCGGATTCGCTTATTCCGTATGCGAACAACCCGCGATTGAACGACAACGCGGTGGATGCGGTTGCTGCGAGCATCAAAGAGTTCGGTTTCAAGGTTCCCATCGTTGTTGACGGCGAGAACGTCATCATAAACGGGCACACGCGGCTGAAGGCTGCGCACAAGCTGGGGCTGAAACAGGTTCCCGTAATCGTGGCGGACGATTTGACCCCAGAGCAGGTGAAGGCGTTCCGTCTGGCCGACAACAAGACGGGAGAGCTTTCCGAATGGGACATGGCGAAGCTAGGAATCGAGCTTGAAGGAATCGAAGACATAGACATGACCGACTTCGGGTTCGACTTCGAAGACTTTGAAGAGGACGAGCCGCAGGCGGACGATACATACACTAGGAAAGTGAACATCCCGCAGTACGAGCCGACTGGCGAGTGCCCGACAATAGACGAGCTGGTCGATGATTCTAAGGCGAAAGAGATTGCCGACCGAATCCAAGCGTCGAGCGTCACTCCAGATGAATGCGAGTTCCTACTGAAGGCCGCGACACGTCACTATGCCTTCAACTACAGGAACGTCGCGGAGTACTACGCAAATGCAACGCCCGAGATGCAGGAGCTTATGGAGGATTCAGCTCTCGTCATCATCGACGTTGAGGATGCAATCGCCAAGGGGTACGCGAAGCTTGCCGAGGATATCGACTTCATGAGCGGTGAGGACGATGCGTAGCGACTTCGCTGTGCTGATTCTCACGCATGGAAGGGCACACGACCAAGTTACCTTCCACGAGTTGGAGAAGTGCGGATACACTGGCAAGGCGTATCTCGTTATCGATGACCTTGACGAGCAAAGGGCTGAGTACGAACGGCTTTACGGCGATAGCGTCATCGTGTTCGATAAGCGGGAGTACGCAAAGCGCGTAGATACCATGACAACCGAGGACGAGCTTCGCTCCGTTGTGTTCGCGAGGAACGCGGCATACGATATCGCGGACGATTTGGGGCTGAGCTACTTCACGATGTTCGATGATGACCTGAGCCAGTTCACGTTCAGGCACGTCAAGGACGGCAGGCTCGTGTCGGCACCAGTCACCGACTTCGATGGGTTGTTTGAATCAATGGTCGGGTTCCTTGAAACGACGGGCGTAACGTCGCTCAACATCGCATCGAGCGGTGCGCTCATAGGCGGGCTTGCGGGAGTGTACGGGAACGGCATGTGCTGGAACATCAACCAAGCGCTGGTGGTTCGAGCCAGTGACAGGCTGAAGTTCGTCGGCATCCTCAACGAGGACATGAACGCGCTGCTGCTTGGCAAGGATGCCGGGCAGGTCATGCTCGAAGCATATGCAATAACGAAGAACACGCCGCAGCGCGGAACCAACGACGGCGGTCTTCACAGCCTGTACGATGACAACAAGCAGTATGTGCGCGACTTCTACTCAGTGATAATCGACCCGAGCAGCCTGAAGGTCATTGTCAAGAGGGACGGCACGAGCCTGCGAAAGAGCAAGGCGCTGCTGTATCCGAAGATTATCAGCGGGAGGTGGAAGAAAAATGCGCAATGACTTTGCGGTTTTCATACTCACGCATGGCAGGCCAGACAACATCAAGACGCTCCGCGCCATGAAGATGGGAAACTACACTGGCAAGCTCTACATCGTCATTGACAACGAGGATGACACGGCAGACAGGTATCGCGAGCTGTACGGAGACAAGGTCATCCAGTTCGACAAGCTCGCGGAGTCAAAGAAGTTCGACACGGCAGACCTTTCGGAGGACAGAAGGGCAATCGTCTACGCGCGTAACGTCTGCTTCGACCTAGCAGAGCAGCTTGGTCTGGAATACTTTCTCGAACTCGATGATGATTACACGGCGTTCATGTTCAGGTACATCTGCGGCGCACAGCTAAAGCACTCCGACTGCAAAGACCTCGACCGTCTGTTCGAGGATTGCATCGAGTTCCTTGATTCTAGCGGCGCATTGTCCATCGCCCTTGCGCAAGGTGGTGACCTCATCGGAGGTGCGAACAACTTCTTCCGCAAGGGGCTTTCACGTAAGGCGATGAACACCTTCTTCTGCAAGACCTCAAGGCGGTTCTGGTTCGTCGGCAGGGTGAACGAGGACGTCAACACATACACAAGCCTTGGGAACAAGGGGGGTCTGTTCCTCACGATTACCAACACGCAGATTTGCCAGCAGGGCACGCAGTCGCAGGCGGGCGGCATGTCCGAGATGTATTTGGACAGCGGGACATACGTCAAGTCGTTCTACAGCGTCATATTCTCGCCGCAGGCAGTGAGGGTTGCTGAGATGGGGGCGCACCACAGGCGCATGCACCATCGCGTGAACTGGAATGCGTGCACGCCGAAGATTCTCAGCGACAGATACAGAAAACGGAGGTAGGCAAATGGCAAAGAAGAGCCTTAACGAGCAGGCGCATGAAATCCTGAAGATAGCCGAAGAGACGGGCGTACAGACCAACTTCTTCTTCGTGACAACTTTCAAGCGCTACCAGGTGCAGCTCAACAACCTAGCCGAGCTTGAAACGGCAATCCGCGAGACGGGGACGCTCGTGACGAAGGAGTATGTGAAGGGTCGCGCCAACATCTACGTGACCCCCGCCGTTACCGAGTACAACAAGACCACGGATAGCGCCAACCGCACGGTGACCACACTGATGAAAATCATCAAGGGTTTCGCCAAGGAGGACGAGGAACGAGACGCGGATTACGACCCGCTGATGGCGATAATCAACGGTGAGGATAATGGAGAGAAATAGGGGCTACGAGTACTGCAAGGCCGCGATAGACGCTGACACCACGCCCGCATACGTCAAGAAGCAGATGCGCCTGTGGATGGATGTTTGCGACGGCAAGAGTGACAAGTACTTCGTCAGCGCTGAGAAGATTCACCAAGTAGAATCGATACTGAAGCTGCTCGTCATGCCCAAAGGCTTGAAGGCTGGGCAGACGCTTTACGAATGCACGACTGGCTATCAATGGTTCCTGTACATCGCCGTCCTTTGCACCGTCTATCGCGACAACCCAGAGAAGCGCCGCTACGAAATCGGGCTGCTGGAAATCGCACGCAAGAACTTCAAGACATACACGGTGGCAACAATCTTCATCATCCTCATGCTGACCGAGCCGAGATTCTCAGAGTTCTTCTCGGTCGCGCCAGACGGTGCGCTTTCAAGGCAGATTCGCGAAGCAATCTCGCAGACGCTGCGCTCATCACCGCTTGTCTACGAGTACAAGGGCAACAAGCGCTTCAAGATTCTGCGCGATTACATCACGTTCAAGCCGAAAAGCTCGACATACGTTCCACTGAGCTATTCGACCTCGCGAATGGATGGCCGACTTCCAAGCGCCTTCTGCGCGGACGAGGTTGGGGCGCTCCCAACGAGCTACGCAGTCGAAGCCATGAAGTCTGGCCAGCTCAACATTTTGAACAAGCTCGGCTTCATCATCTCCACCAAATACCCGACCATCGACAACCCGTTTGAAGACGAGGTTGCGTATGCGAAGAAGGTTCTCGACGGCATCGCAGAAGACGATACGCTTTTCGCCTTGCTCTACGAGCCGGACGAAACCAAGGACTGGGCTACCGACGATTTGGTCATGCGCCACGCGAACCCCGTGAGTTTGGAGATTCCCGAAATCTGGGAAGACCTGAAGAAGAAACGGGCCTACGCTATCGCGGTCGAATCGGCGCGCGAGAACTTCCTCACCAAGCACTGCAACATCATCTACCAGGGTCAGGGTACCGAGACTTTCATAGACGTTGCCGACGTGCAAGCCTGCAAGGTCGCGAACATCGACTGGAAGGGCCGCGTCGTGTATCTCGGGCTTGACCTTTCGGAGACGAACGACAACACCGCCGTGGCGATGGTGGCAGCGGACGATGACGGCAACATCATGGCCGACGTTTTCGCTTTTGTTGCAAGAGGCCCCGTTCCAG